TACAAGAAGGAAGGAGTCGTTCAAATGAAAGATTTTGACCCCAAGGAGTGCTCACAGAGTGTCCAAGATTGGTTGGAGAAATTGGAAGCTGAGTCGGTTTCGTCCGAGAAGCCTCCGACTAAGGAGGCTTCCCATCAGGAGGACTCTAACAACGTGCCATGGAATCTTGCAGAACACGTGCAACCCAACGGCGAATCAAGCGGTCCGACGATTGTGTCACATGAGGGCATTTTCGAGAGCACGCCAGCGTTGTGGTTTATTTTGGCTGATTTAGCGTGTGCTGGTGTCACCTTGATGACGGGTTTCTTACCGGTTTCATTGAGAAGCACCATTGTACGCACTACGGGTGACATGGCTCGCATGCACAAAGATATCGCTGTCATTGGGCGTGAGTTATTGAAACTCATTGTATCGTTCATTGACAAGCTCTTCGGTACTTCATTGCGAGACATGTTCCTTGCTTCCAAGGAACTTGATGGATGGGGTGATGCTGTTTGCGCGATCTATAAGGAATTTATAGATCAGAAGCTCGGCACCGATTCCTATTCAATGAGAAGACTGAACAATTTGACATTGCAAGGACTCGATATTGCGAAGAAGTTTGGCGACATGGATTCCACTGCGTGGAACTACCACCGTCACTGTTCGGCCATGTTGAACCGTATGGCTACCGTATTTGGTAACAAAGGGGCAGTCGCCAGTGAGCGACCTGTTCCTTTATCCATTTTATTGCGGGGTGAATCGGGCATTGGTAAATCGTATATCACTAAGTCGCTGATTGATGCCATCGCTATGCGCACTATGTCTGAGGAGGAAGCCCAACATTACGTCAACAGTTCGCACAAGCACATTTATTTCAACCTTACAGAGGAAGATCACATGAATGGCTACAATGGACAGTACGCGGTTATTATGGACGATTTCGGTCAGTTTGCTACACAGAAAGGGCAGATAGACGATATGTGCCGTATAATTCGCTTTTGTAACGCCATTTCATGCAGGTTGAATTGCGCTGAGCTTGAGCGTAAAGGTGTCGTTTCTTTCACTTCTAACCTTGTAGTTGCTTCATCTAACCTTTATCAGTACTGGAGTCCTTCAGTGGTGAAGCCGGAGGCTGTAGTACGAAGGTTTGATGTGGTGATTGACATGGTTCCTAGAATTGAATTCTGTCGTGATGGTACTGACACCATGGCGAGCACTAAGAGGAGATTGGACATCAACAAAGTCAAGGACGCGTTGCCACCCGGCAAGAAGATCCATTACGATGCGTGCGAGTATCGTTTGATGCGGGTAGCAGATGCTGAGCAACAGATATTTGTTGTTGAGAAGGTATGCACCTTTGAAGAAATTCTTGACATCTGTGTTAAGAAATTTGAGGCGCATCGCGACGATTACGAGGGTTTGCAGGATGAAATGCGCCAGCGACGTGAAGAGTTGTTGCAAGAACGCGTTGTCCATGACTGTGTGTCCAATGCTATTGCTTCCGTTGTTGGCGGTCATCTTGATTATGAAGGTTTGTATGACGTTTTCAAGACGATCACTGACTACGCCATACCTGTGGTTAGCAAGGTGCACGATTTCATTCATCCCAAACAGGAAACCTTTGGGTTGAGCAAGCAACTGTATGATCTGTATCAGGGGGCGTATCAAACATTCAAAGCTGGTATGCAACGGGTTTACAGGAGCGCTAAGATGGGTGAGTATAAAATCCTTGTAGCCATCTTGTTGGCCATCGTGGGCTTTGTTGGCTGTATTTTTGCTGCTGTCAAGTTGTTCACGTCTGTTGGAAAGAAGGGCAACAGAGTTCCACATTACGAAGCAGATTACGATTTGCCAATCATTGAAAATGATTACGCGCGGGGCTGTTTCCAGGCTACTTTGATCGCCAGCATTTATGCCAAGAACATTTACCACATGTATAATCGTGTGGAGGACGTTGACAAAGCTCACAGCTTTGGCAAGGTTACTTTCGTGACTGGCACGAAGTGTCTGATGAACAGACATTACCTTGATCAGTTCAAATCCGCCGTGGCAGATGGGCACGATTTTGATGTCGTGTTTGCCAATCATGGTAAGAGTCGACGACAACATAAGGTTGCGCTTTCATGGTTGGCGGATCCTGCCCATCATGTTAGCGCACCCAACTCTGATGTCGCTCTTGTTCAGATGCCCTCCTGCTTTAACACAGTGCGTGATATAACCAAACATTTTATCACGAGCGAGACGGTGGCTTTGAATCGTGACAACAATGTCACTCTTTACCTTGCCCGCGGCCCAGGCGGTGCTGAACCGCACTACTTGCGCAGCCTTGGTCATGTTTCGAAGATCAAGGCTTGTGACGGTGTTGTGCATGATAGGTTGTTGACCTATTCTGCACCCACTAAGTCAGGTGATTGTGGGTCGCTGTTGGCCTTTACGGGCAGTTATGCGAAGAGTGAGCAGTGTATTGTGGGTTTCCACATGGGCAGAGGTGCTGAGAGCACCAAATACGGATCGATTGTTACGCAGTCTGTGTTACAGAATTTGCTGGCCAGGCTTAAACCGGAACCAAAGATTGTCGAGCCCATTCACGTTGAGGGCGGCTTTTTGCCCAATCATGATACGTGTCACGAGCTGGTTGATGTGGTTGACAGGCCGTTGATGACGCCGGCCAGAACAGTCATACGTAAATCAAAGATTTTTGGTATGATGGCCACACCAACTAAGTATCCCGCTTTGTTGTCCGACATACAGTTTTCGGACGGGACAGTGGTCAAACCCATGCTTAA